ACTTTACACTGTCCAACGATGATGGCACAGTGCTCAGAAACATTCTGATGGCAGAGGAGTTGGCAAATGGTAATCCAGATGTTGATGCTACTGAAGCATACAACTCTGGTGATCTCTGCTATAACATTGACTGGACTCCTGGTACATTCCTGGGTTGGATCTACGACTCAGGCACATGGTATAAGTTTGGTCTAAGTGACACTGGTCCTATTACATCTAATAGATTCAGTGGTGAAACACATTATGGTATTGGTATTGCGCCCGATGCTGCCAACCGCATGAAGATCTCTGGTAACGTAATGGTTAGCGGTGATATTGATGTAACTGGTAAATATGGTTGCGCTGATAAATACTCACTGGCGACTGGAATTAACAATGGAAACAATGGTGTGATGTATACAGGCAATGGATCAACAACATCCTTTGCTATCTCGCCTGGTCATAATGCATATTCGTTACTTGTATTCTTGAATGGTGTCTGTCAACGTCCTGGGACTGACTACACAGTTACTGCTAACGCTGTAGACTTCTCAGTTGGCACTATCCCTCAAACTGGAGACAACATTCAAATCCGTGAATTGGTTATCTAAAAATAAATAGTTAAACTAATCGGGGAGAATGTCCACCAAAATTATAGGCAATCAGATTGATGCTACAACCCGTGCCATTATGGAGGCACTTCAGGTTACTGAGCAAATAAATCTGCCTGCACTAAATCAATCCCAAGTTACTGCCTTAGGCACACCTGCCTACGGCACTTTGGTGTATAATACCACCGAAGACATGGCACAAATCTACAAGGCAGATGCTGCCCAAGGTGTGCCAGGATGGGATGATGTGGGTGGTGGTGGTCCTTCACTGGGTGAAGACTCTATCATCAGGACAAACGGAAAGAATATCCAAGAAAATATCACTGTTGGTGCAACTGCTAATGGTGGTCCTGAATTTGCCAACGGTGCCACGATTGGTCCTGTGCAAATTGATAATGGATTCACAGTTACTGTTGAGAATGGTGCTGCATGGAACATCATTGGTGAGGAAGACTCCAGCACTGCTGAATTTGTGGAGATGTCCTCTGGTAATATCACCAGCACAGGGACTCTTCACTTCTCTGAAACTAAAGAAAGTATTACTTTCTATGAGACAACTGGTAGTATCACTCACGATTTCAACAATAACAACACAATCTTCGTAAGAAAAACTGGTGGTGGTAACTTCACTCTTAACGTGAATAACGTGCCAACAGATAACGCTGGTTATACTATTACTTTGATCATCGAAGATTCGGGTGGATCTGGAGTCCCCTCAACACTGAATGTTGACGGTCAGACACAAACAATTAAGTGGTCGGGTGGATCTCAACCATCGATGGGTAGTCCTATCTGTGTGATATCCTTCGCATTGATTGCATACAACACAGGTACAACTGGTCAGTTTACAGTACTCGGAAGCGGGAGCAACTACGAATGAGTATTGGTGTTAGCGGAAAACATTCAGCGATTGGCGCTAACATCGGTAAGTTCGGTGGGGGCGGAGGAGGAGGTGGTGGTCCTCTTGGATCTGCCAGCAATCCTGCCAATAATGCCCGCCAACTTAGAGATTCGGGTATATCCACAGAAGGTGCATACTATATCAACTTACCTAGTGTAGGTGTAACACAGATATATTGTGCTCCACAATCCAGTTTTGCTGGTGGTGGTTGGATGTTGGCATGGAAATGCACTAGAGGATCCACTTTTGGATATAACTCAAGTTATTGGACTCAGACAAATACTCTGAATACCTCTGACATGACTCGTAATAACTCTGATGCAAAGTATCATACATTTAATTATTATTCTGCTACAGATTTCTTGGCAATCTTTCCTGATCTAAACAGTGGTGGTCAGGCATCTGGTTATGGTGGTGGTTGGAGTTGGTATCAAGCAAATGTAAATCAAACTCCTTTAAGTAGATTCCAAAGTCAGCAACAACTTAGTGGTAACCCTCGTGGTCAAAACATGTGGCAGGGTGCTGGTTTCTCCTCACAGGGTGGTTTCCAATGGTATGGATTCAACTACACAGGTAATGGTAGCAACCGAGTCCGCTGGGGATTTGGTTGGAATAATGAAGGTGACCAAAGATCTAATGATGTTACTGGTGGTATTGGTGTGCAACGTGCAAACTCTTCCGCAGGTGACCACATCTATTGTTGTCAAAACTCCACAGGTGTTAACAGGACAATTAGAGCGGAGATTTGGGTAAGATGACATACCAAAACTACGTCCATCACGCAAAGAAGTGGATCAGCACACAAGATGGGCAGCATGTATCTGAATACGCAAAGAAAATTGCAGATGAGATACATGAGGTCGAAATGGGCAGACAAACTATTGATGAGTTTGCTGCAAAAACAACAGAATTGGAAGATGCACCAACCCTAAATTATATTAGGGATCGCATCATCCACTACTATCCCGACTAAATAAAAGAGGACAGGAACTGAAGTAGCATGGCACAGCTAAATGTAAACGCTATTAAAGACTTAGGAGGCATTGGTGGATTTACCCTATCCAGCAGTGGTCTTACTGCTAATGGCACCCTGACGGTCACTAATATCACCGTAGACGGGACTATTGCGGGATCTTCTAACTATATTATTCCTAATCCCTCGTCATATCAGGGTAAATTCTTGACCACTAACGGATCATCACTTCAATGGGGTGATTTGAGTAGTGCTGCTGGTGTTAGATCCATGCAGGTTTGGACTTCTAATGGCACTTGGAATAGACCATCTGGTGTTAAAACTATTATGGTCACCGTGACAGGTGCAGGTGGTGGAGGTAGCGGACACTGCGAATCTGGTGGTGCTGGTGGCACTGCACAGAGGCAGATTGACGTGACCAATGTATCATCGGTCTCAGTCAGTGTAGGTAACCCAGGTGGAGGTTCTAACTATTCTGGTTGTGGTGGCAGTGGAAACACTTCCTCCTTTGGATCCTATTGCAGTGCAGGTGGTGGACTCGGTGCAAACTGTAGTCAGCAGCACGCAGGAGGATACGGTGGTAACGGATCTGGCGGATCCCTCAACATTTACGGAGGTGGAGGTAACGGACACGGGTCACACCACTCATATGGTAACCACACCGCAGGAGTGAGTTACTTCGGTGGCACACAACCATCATCTCATGGTCAAGTAAACTATGCCCATAGACACCAATCTCATGCTGCATGGGGTGCTGGTGGCAATGGTGCTCAGCACGGTAACAGAGGTGCTAGAGGACGTGAGGGTGTAGTTGTTGTCCATGAATTCTACGGATAAATACTAAAAAAGGACGATTATGTCACAGATTAGAGTATCATCTATTAAAGATCTTTCTAATACGTCTGGATTTCTCCTCTCGACAGGTAAAATCCATGCGATTGGGACGTTGACGGTCTCTAATATCGTCATTAACGGTAAGATCTCAGGGAATAGTGATTATATTATTCCCAATATGTCTGGTAACTCAGGCAAATACCTGAGAGCAGGTGCATCTGGTCTGGAATGGGCAACTGCTGGTGGTGCATCTGGTATTAGATCTATGCAAGTGTGGACATCTAATGGCACTTGGAATAGACCTAGTAACTGCAAATCTATCATTGTGACTGTTACTGGAGCAGGTGGTGGTGGATCTGGTCACTGTGAATCAGCGGGTGCAGGTGGCACCTCTGAGAGAGTTATTGATGTGACTAATGTGTCCTCAGTTTCTGTTACTGTCGGTAACCCTGGCGGTGGTACAAACTATGCAGGATGTGGTGGCAATGGTAACTCCTCATCATTTGGTAGTTATTGCTCTGCATCTGGTGGATATGGCGCTAATTGTCGTCAACAACACGCAGGTGGCATCGGTGGTAATGGATCAGGTGGTAGTTTGAATGTATATGGTGGTGGTGGCAATGGTCACGGATCACACCATAGTTACGGTAACCACTCATCTGGTAGATCATATTATGGTGGTGGACAACCATCCTCCCACGGACAAAGTAACTACTCACATAGACACCAATCTCATGCTGCATGGGGTGCTGGTGGAAACGGATCTCAGCACGGTAATAGAGGTGCTAGAGGACGTGAGGGTGTTGTCGTGGTCCAGGAATTCTTCGGATAAATACTAAGTCAGGCATTACGAAATGAGCGTCTTAAAAGTTACTACAGTACAAGACCCTTCTGGTGTGGGTGGATTTACCCTCAACAGTGGTCAAATTACTGCGAATGGTGAGTTGAAGGTCCAAAACCTTAACATCAACGGCAACATTTCGGGGTCGTCCCAATATGTGATTCCATCTTTCCAGAGTGGTAGATATCTCACCACGAATGGTAGCAGTCTAAGTTGGGGAGAAGTCTCTTCTGCTGGTGGATTTAGATCCATGCAAGTATGGACATCTAATGGCACTTGGAATAGACCATCTGGCGTTGGATCAATTAAAGTCGTCGTAGTCGGCGCTGGTGGCGGGGGGAGTGGATATTGCGAGTCTGCTGGTGCTGGAGGTTGCTCACAAAGAGTGATCGATGTAACTAACACAAGCAGTGTTTCTGTTACTGTTGGCAACCCAGGTGGTGGTACTAACTACTCTGGTTGTGGTGGTAACGGTAACTCATCAAGTTTTGGATCATTCTGCTCAGCATCGGGCGGATATGGTGCTAACTGCCGTCAACAACACGCTGGTGGAATTGGCGGCAATGGATCAGGTGGTAACCTGAATGTATATGGTGGCGGTGGTAACGGTCATGGATCTTTCCACTCTTATGGTAACCATGAGGCAGGATCTTCCTACATGGGTGGATCTCAACCATCATCACACAACCAGCAAAACTATTCTCACAGACACCAATCCCACGCAGCGTGGGGTGCTGGCGGTAACGGATCTAGAAACGGAAACCGTGGAGCAAGAGGTCGAGAGGGTGTCGTTGTAGTTTACGAATACTACAGCTAATAAATAACAACGAAGAGGTTTTAATCTATCATGGCAAAATGGGCAATCTGTAACGCAGTGACAGGGCAGTTATCTGACATCTGCGATGAAGAAGACAAGTTTGAGATCTATGAAGGTCCAGACGCTGATATGAAGTGGGTGCCAGTCCCCGATGATTGCACCTATGAGCACACTATGATCAATGGTGTTACCGTCCATAGAGACGATCTTGAGGACCACAGAGAGCGTGCTGTTGTCACTCGTGTCCTTGCATATGGGTCTTTTGGTGACCAACTTGACATGCAATATGCTGATGCCCGCGATGGCACCACCACATGGAAAGATCATATTTCTAATGTGAAAGCAACTACAACTTCACCTAGGAGTGTCCCTGAGTTTGTGCCTAATCCTAGGCATACGCAACTAGAAGGACGTAAAGCATGGGATCCATGGGTTGACAACTGGACGCCACCAGCGTAATATAGTGATCTAAAGACTT